ATGCTTGTCAAAACAGACAATACACCTGCAAGCAGAGATGCCGAGCCTACCGCAACCCAGTTTACATCACTCATTACTACCGCAACTGAGAGTGTTGCCGCTGCTGTCTGTGCCATTGTCTTTGCGGCTCTGATGAGTGCCGCAACCGCCCATTTCTTAATTTTTTTCTTGTTCATTATTTTCATCCTTTCTTATAGGGTTAGTCGGTAAGTCCATGACCTTCTCGTGCATATCGTCCATTGTGCCGTTTTGCCCGAGGTGATGATATGACTGATAGCACTTGTCATATGCATCCTTTGCATAGACCTCAATCCACCCTCTTTTTATGTATTTTTCGCCCGAGCGGATAAGCTCCGCCCTGAGCAACGACTGTGTGCCTTTACCGATTGCCCTGATTTTGGTCCACTCGGTTTTTATTATTGCAACGATAGCGCCGAGTATAATACCGAAAAGAGCCTGCACCCAATATTGTATAATCCAATCCCACATTTACATCACCTAAAACACAAAATCAAAATTTAATTCATCACCATCAGAAAAAATAAAATCTTTATCCGCCAATAAAGTGATGGAAAACAAATTTTTTCCCTCACCTATCAAACCCTTAAACAAGTCCCCTGTTGAGCAAATACCTATTGTTATTATTCGCTCTTTTGTGTTATTGAAGGGTAAATCAATAAGATGCAGTGACTTATGTTTTCCTAAAGTAGATGCATTCATAGTTAAACAAATATGAGCCGCACATACATTACCTACTTTAAGGTACCTACATGTTGCCGATTTAACAAAATCGGACTGTGTCGAGTATGGATTAAGTTTTGCGTTTCCTGTTATCGTGTCAAAAACGGTATCTAAAGCGCGCACATGAACATTTTTCATATTTATGGGCAAAAAATCCACACTAATATAACCGTCTCCATCTTGACCTAAATTGTCAAAATTGCAACCAATAACATCTGCTTCCCATTCATTGTTGGTCATTTTAGTTCCTGTTCCTCTATTTGTTGACTTATAATTGGGCGTATCTGAGGCAGTTGCAAAGTACGTAAGGTATGGAATGCCACAAGTTTCTAAATTGTCTTTATAAACTTGATTATATCCGTTAAGACAGTTATTAATTAACGCTCTGCCCGCATTGAAAAATTTAAACCCATATTTGGTAGAGTCTACCATACATTGACTAAAAGTGGCAACACCGCCCCAAACCGTAAAAGAAGTGGAATGACTCATAATGTTTGTGTTATATGCACACCACGCGTGACACTTGTTAAAATGATTGTCCGCTCCCCCAGTCAAAAAGCCGCATTCAAAGTCTACAGAAATAGAGTCTGTCACATAGGTGTCAGCACAGCCGAGGAATAACATCGTTGAAAGAAGCCTTTCGTCACCCTTGACATAACCGCTTGTTATGATGTCTTTGGCAGCCTCACTTATGCCACTTCTCGTACCGGAAATAAAGCTAAAAGTAGCTTCATTTCCGCCATAACTTCTGATTCCGTACAGCGCAGGATTTCTTACCATAATATGAGCGTAATTTGTTTTACCTTCATTTTCAATCTTAAGTCCGTGTTTTGCGAGTCCGTTGTTGCAATCTATTATTAGCTTCTTGAACGAGCCGATATTGTATTTAGCATCATTACCCGATTTTATGTTAACTGTAATAACCGAGTTCAAGCTCCACGAGCCTGTTACTTTTGGCTCTGAGCCGTAATATGTTTCATCCTGTTTTTGGCAACTGTCAGATACTTTAATTGTTGCAAAATTACCATCAAAATTTGCTCTAGCAACATCATATCTAAGCGTGTTGCTAATTAAATATGTTTTACTGTTGCCAAGTTTAATCGCTTGATTATTTATCCCAGCTTGACTAAACATTTGCTGCAATGCGGCCGTATCGTCTGTTACTCCATCACCCTTAGCGCCAAACATTTCAGGTGTAACATAGTTTTTTAACTGTTCAACAAGTTCCGAAATCTTATTGTAAAAACCAAGAATTTTTTCATACAATCCAAAACCTACGGTTTCACTCGGCAACATACCTTTCTGCCTGTTGATTGCAACAAGATTCGTGTTGAGTGTTACTGTATTACCGCTGTTATCTGCATAACTACCGGTCAAGCTGAAATAGATTTTGTCACCATCAATATCTGTCGGTAACTCAAATTCTGCCGTTTTATCCTCTGTCAAACTGACTGTGCTTTTTACAATATTATCTTTTTCGCTCATAAAGTTGCCAGTGACAAGAGAGCAATTGTCCCAGTCGGATTCCATAAAGTAACATTTGATTTTAGTGTATTTCTTTTCACCGAGAACCGGATTAAATCCATTCCTGCGTTTCAGGGTATTTTTATATACCTCAAATTTAAGCGTATTCATAATGCCGCCCCCTATCGTTAATTACATTATATAGTTTTCGGCAGGCTCAAAAAAGTTAAAACCCACACAAAAAGGACAGCGTTTCCGCTGCCCTTAATTTGTTTATTTACTTTGTTGCTTTTTGACTTTACCCTGATATTTTTTTAATGCAGACTTAAATTTACTTTCGGAGCCGTAGATATTCAGTAACTGTCTGTACAATGTGTGTGTTGTATCGGCATCGTTGTTTTTGCTTGCCTCAATATACTTTTCAAATATCGGGTCTGTTCGGCTTGCACTCTGCATCAGCTTTTTCATTTGATTTTTTGTCTTACCTTTATGCTCCATAAGGTATTTTTCAACCTTTTCATAGCTTTCAGTATCGCCGTTCTTCAAAAAGTCAAATGCATCCGAATATTTGTACAGCTCGGGTTTGCTGTCACTCTCTTCTTCATTGTCGTACTTATCAAGTCCTTCTGCATTTTTCTGTTCATCTTCAAGGTCACTGACAATCGAATTAATGGCTTTTACAACGGTTGTTTTGTCAAAGCCTAAGTCAGAATACTTTTCAACCGTATTTTCATATGCCGTCAAATCACCGTTAAAGAACGCATTTCCTGCGGCAATGATTTCCGTATCATCTTCAAGCTCTGTTTTCAGTTTGCTGTTAATATAGCTTTTATCAACCTGCTTGCCTGTGGAAGTCTTTTCTTTCAGCCATTCTGAATAAAGTTTTGCAAATTTCTTTTTGTCGCCGTCAATAAGAGCCTCATAGCAGTAATTAGCGTACATCTGCATAGACACTTCACCGTAGTCATTAACAGTCGGTGTACCGCCGTATTTTGTGAAGTTTTCAATGTGATTGCATGCTCCCTGAAACAAGTTCATCAAATTCTTTGTTGGAAGTCCTGTCAGCATTCCGAGTGTTCCCACAAGTGAAGAAATATTTTTTCTCAGCTTTTCGGGTGTATCGGAACGGGCAATGTTTATGATTCCCGTTATAAAATCATTAATCGTGTCAACACCCGGAAGAGATAATCCGTAAAATTCTTCGTTTTTATCAATGAGTGCTAATACGGTATTGTACACCGTGTCACCGAAAAGGAACATGCCCGTTAATTCAGAACCGAAATCCTTCAACAGCCTTGAACCGACAGACCACGGAGTAATATTTCCATCCTCGTCACGGTATCTGTCCCACTTGCCGAACAATGCGGCTATCAACGGCATCAAAATTCCGCAGGTCATAGCTGTACTGACAATGATTGAAGAGTAGGTCCTTGCAAGCTGTTTCTTTGCAATCTTAACTTCCGCTCTCGCCTGCTTCTTTTCAAATTCACTTACAGCCTGTTTGTAATCTTTAAGCCTTGCGTTGTATTCACCGCTTGCATCCATTGCGGCATTTACCATACAGAAAACCTGACTTTTGCAGATTGTAAATATTCTGTTCACGGGATTTTTACTTCTCAAAATCTGTCCCTGTTGCATTACAGAACTGTTAGGCATCATATTGTTAATAATGTCCTCAAGCGTTTTTGCAACATTCGGCATAAATTCCTTACTGTCGGGAGATATTCCCATATTGCCCTTTACATGCTCATAGGCAATCCAGTAGTTCATTTCTACCATAAGCACATCATTTTTTTCAATCCAGTTTAAACGGTCAAGAGTATGTCCTACCCAGCCCGAACTGTCAATCAAGCCTTTGTATCTGCTGATTTCTGCCATTTCACGGCTGTTGTTGCCCTGTTTTCTGTATTCAAGTATAGGAGTATATTTAGCAATTTCATCATACGGAATACTTTGCTTGTAGCTGTCGGGTAACGCTCTGTTAAAAAACGGAGTATGCTTTCCCGGACGAATGTGTTTAAGTCCTGCAAGAGTTGCTTTCCAGCCTACCCTTGCCGCTGCCAATGGATAAGAAGAATACTGTTTGATAGCCGAAGAGATATTTGCTATCAGTACCGCTCTTATATATTTTCCTGTCAGCATATCAATTCTGCCCGGATCAGCCTGTTTTGTCGAGCCCTGCAAATCGCCCATCAGTTTGCTTATGTACTCTTCGCTTTCGTTGCCCCATTGCTGTTTCATTATTTCCTTCATACTCGGGAAATATTCCGTTGTCGGTGTGCTTTTCTTCTTTTTCTTTTGTTTTTCTTCCCTTTCAATGAAATCAAGAACCTCGTCAATGCTCAGCTTGGATTTTTCTTCTTCATCCGCATGGGTATTATTTTTTTGTCTGATATTTTCGGCAGAATTAAGGTTTTCTTCCTGAACAGCTTTAACAAGGCTGTCATTTGCGTGGTCGTAGCGTGGCATATTGAACACACGGTTAAATGTTTCAATCGGCATCGTAAGACCGCACCAGCTTGACACGCTTTTAATCTGAGAGGTAAGCTTTGCCGTTGCACCTTTAAGCTTCAATCTGTTGTACTTAAAATTTTCTCTTTCATGAAGAAATGCTCGGCTGTTGATACTTCTGTTAATCAGCACATCAGCAAATGTTCCGTAAACCGTATCTTCGTCAATCGTGATAGGACAATAGTTTTTTACTTTTGCAATTTCATATCCGTATTTTTCGTTTGACACCTTGTTGACGGCATTCTGCATATCTTCATTGTACATCTCACGGCAAATTTCATAAACAGTTTTGGCAATCTCATTGTTCATGACATAATCCCTGATTCGTGAAATATCCGACTCTGTGGGAAGAATATAACAACCGCTGTCCTTTGAATACATAAGCTGTTGGTTTTTCCGTTTTATGTACTTGATATTCGGCACTTGATAACCGCTGTACATCATGTGTGCCCTGCCGTATTCGTCCTCATATTCAAGGAGCATTTCAACAAGCATATCGGCAGTAAGTCCAACTTTAACTTGTTCGCCTGTTTTCTTGTCAATAAGCGCCCTTTTGGTGTTAGGGTCTATGCCGTCAAATTTCATTGCCTGCTCTCTGACATAATCCTTTTTGGCTTTATATGAAAAACGGGACATTTGTTCTTCAAACTTATTCGTCCAGTCAATGCTTAATTGTTCTGCTTCCGACTGTCCCTGATTCAGCATTTCCATCATCTGAACAATCACGCTGTCATTGTGATAACCCGAAATCATTCGTGCAAAACGAATCGGATCTGACATATATTTACGGTATGCTAAAAGCGTTCTCTTGGCGGTGCTTGCCTGTGTGTTAGAACCTTTCTTGTGTGTGCCTGTAACTTTTTTGAGTTCCTCAGCTCCTTTTCGTGATACAAGATAAGCGTCATACTCCTTGCCGTTAATGACAATCTTATTTGCAGTGTCAAGCAGTTTCTTTACTTCGCTGAAAGCTGTGCTTATTCTTTTCAGCTCACTAAGAGAAAAGTCCTTTAACGAGGTTTTTCCGTTTTCCTCGGCTTTCTCAAAAATATTTCTTACATCTTCAAGAAGTCCCGTAAAATGCTGTTTGATATTGCCGTTGTTGTCAAACACATTATATCCCAGCAAAGCGTTTCTCATTGCCGGCGGTAAAGTAATTTTTCCGTCAGTATTTGCAATTTCGCTGTTTAAAGCCGAAATAAGTTTCTCGGTTTCTGCTGACAATGTTACTTTGTTTACTCTTTCTCCTTTTTGATTGTCGGTTTTGTTATATCCTGTCTTTTCCGTAATGTCATTAACGCCTTTAGAAAATCCCGAATAATTGCCTGTCAATTCGGAGAGAAGCCTGTACAAAGGTTTCACAACCGAAATAGGAACATTATTGCTCGGCTTAGGCTTTAAGTGTCTGTTTATAAGCCTTTCAAGCGTTGTATTGATTTTCTGACGATACTTCGTTTTGTCCCGCTCGGCACGGTATTCATCGGCTATAACCTTTTTTCTTGTGTTGATAACCGCCCTCTGTTTTGCGTTAAGCTCTTCAAGCTCGTGGATTTTATCACGATACCTTTTTGCTTCTTCTGATTTTTTATCTTTCAAAGCATTATATGCCTGACGGTATTTTTCGCGCTGTTCGTTGTATTTTGCTTTCTGTTCGGCAATGTCAGTTTTATAATTTTCGATAGTTTTTTGATTCAGCGCAGTTTTTGCTTTTTCGGCCTGCCTCAATGCCTTGTTAATATCTCTAAGTTTTCGCTTGTCAATATTATTCTGCATCACTGCCGCTTTACCCTGCTGTTTAAGATATTCGGCAGTTGTGTCAAACGCCATTTGAATTGCCGCCGCATCAATCGTGCTTTCGCTTTGAAACTTACCGTCATATGTTGCTACATACTGCGGAGCAAGCACATAATTCATAATATGGTCAAGCATACGATAACCGCTGTCGCTGTCCCACTCAAAGCCGTCCTCTATCATAAGTGACCTGCCTCCGATATTTTCAAGGTGTGAGCCAATGTCCTCAATGTATGAACCAACTGCATTACCGTTAATGCCTTTTGCGTTATGCTCTAATTTGACATTGATTTTGCCAAACAAGGCTTTTTTGTATTTTCCGACACTACCATAGTTTTCCTTAATTGTGTCGATTGCGTTTTCGGGGATAAGCAGAGTTGTGCCTCTTAATTCGTCACGAATTTCTTTGGCCCACGCTTCGTGTTGTTCGTCAAGCTGTGTCGAGTATCTAAGGGTATCACGACACTTCAAGACAAAATTCTCAAAGGCATCAGTAAAGTTTGACTTATCGTTTTGTACAGCGTCAATGAATGTATTCAAGGCATCCACATACTCGGTAACAAGCGAGTCCGTTTCAGCATTAGGATTAATGTGGTAGCTTCTCATTACAGACTTGACCATGTTATAGATTTTCTTCTGCTCAGGCTTAATGCCCTTGCCGGCAAGCAAACCCTCTTTAACATTGCGGGCAGAATGATGATATATCTGCTCAATCGTCAATTCAGGGTTGTTTTTGTCAATTGCCTTATCAAAATCAATGTGCTGTTCGTCATTGCCGCTAAAATCAAATAAATCATCGTATTCATCGTCAATTGAAAATTTCAGAGAATCGTGGATAACGCCTGTTTTATCAGTGTATTCGGTGTTTATAGCTTTACGGGCGGCATCTGCTCTCTGACTTTCGTCAGCATACTCATACAGAGGGATATTCATTCTTTTAAGAGCTTTTTTCAAACTCTCATCTGCGTCTGCCGGGATTACCGCCGCCATAACTTCATTAAAGCCTACTGCTCTGTGAGGCTTCGCCTCAAAGTATCTTGTAGGCATATTAGCAATTTCATCTCTTACTTTAAAAAGTTTGTCAACTGTACTCTTTTTCAATGCAGGATAATACTGCTTGAGATAATTGTAAACACCATTTTTCGTCTTGCTTTGCTTAAAAGCATCAACAATATTATCACTTGCAATAAGAAAATCATTGTTATAACTACCGCTGTTAGATACCTCATCTATTACGGGGGTAAGGATTTCAATTATCTTTTGTTGATTTTCACTCTGTTCCTCTTCGCTTAATTCCTTAATGTTTCCTTTGTTTTTGTGAATTTCATCAATGCTACCGAATTCCTGAGTACTAAAAGTAGAGGTATAGTTTACACCACCAGTGAAAGGATCGCCAACTGAACTTGCTCCAATCTTCATTGCTTTAACAACATTATCTATATTATAGATATAATGAGTTTCATCGAATGACTTTAAGTTACCTTCATCATCATATGGGTCAACATCATCTCTCACTATATATTTTTCTCCGAAAACATCTTCTGAAAGAATTTGTTCTATGTATTTTTCAAATTCCTCTTTGTGTTCCTTTATTGCATTTACAACTCCGTCATTGTACGAAGAGTTATTTATTTCTTTTTGCACATTACCTTTCGCATATTCTATTGCGTACTCAAATTCAGTTTTATAAGAGTTATAAGTTTCTTTTGATTTTGCACAATTATCAAGTATTTTATTGACCCTCTGAATATTTTTGTTAGCTAAACTTTTAATTGTATAACTATCATAATAATCGTTTAGCAATTTATTTCTAAAATCTATATCATTAACGAGCTTATCAAAAGAACAATTGTTCTTTCTCAAAAACTTCTTTACTCCAATATCAGTAAACATTTGAAATCTCGGCTCTTTATCGTAAGCAACAGGAGTAACCTCAATATTTTGCTCTTTCAAAAATGCTTTCCGTACATTTAAATCATTAAAGAAGTTCTTTTTTATTCTTTCTTTATTGCTCGTATTGAACATATTAGATTTAAGATAACCCTCAGATAAATGTACTCTTTCTGAGATTTTTTGTAACTCTTCATCTTTTATCTTTACTTCCACCTCAGGAAATGTGCTCGTCCACGCATCACGGTTATAAACTTTGTTTCGGCTGTCTGCCTCAGGGTCAATTGTATCTTTATTAAATAAAAGAGTAACATCACCAAAGTTATCGTGAAGATTCTCTGCTTTTTCGATTGCTATACTCGGTACTGGTAAACCTGCTCCGTCAAAATCATTGATAAGATTCATAAGGTTCTGTGAACGTATATTGTGTGTTGCTACAAGGTCTTTATCTTCTTCATCAAGCGAGAATTTCTCAATATCAATCTTCTCACCGTTCTTAACCTCTGTTTGCTCGGTAATATTTTCTCTTGCAGTATCAGCCGCCTCCGAAAATCTTTGAGCGAGTTTTTCAAGAGCTTCAAGGTCTTTGGCAAAGGCTTTTGCTCCGTAGTTTTGGCTTTTGCCGATGAGCCAATCCTTTACTTTTGCAATCAAAGATTTAATTGCCGCTGCAATTTTTGATTTATTCTGCTTCGTTCTGAGGGCAATATTGAGAGCCTTTTCATCTGAGGCAATGCTCATAAGTGTGTCGCATACAATTTCTTCAAGGGCGGCATCTCTTGTGTTTTCGTGTTCATCGGCCTGCAGTCGGTTGCCGTACCTCTCAATTGTGCGGTCAATCATCTTGTTAAGGTCAACACCCTTGCGTACAAGATAGTCTGACACAAAGTCACTTAATGTTCGCCACTCGGTCGGGTTAGTTTTCTTAATCATATGTCCTGCTTCATGTAAAGCTGTGGCAAGGATTTTCTGACTGCTGATTTCCGAACTAAGGATAATATTACCGTCTCTTGCAACACCGTTCACTCCGTCAGCAAGGCGATCTGAGATAATAATATTTCTGCCCGTCTTTGTCGCAAGGTTGCCGAGTGTATTAATAAGCTCCTGCGGAATGTGTGAAACTTCCGTTCCGCTGTCTGCATACACGCCCACATCGCTTGTGTCTGCTCTGCCGTTGCGGTTGATTAACTCGGTCAGTCTATTGGCATGGTGTTGAGTGTTAATGTCAACATCTCTTCTGCCGGTGCTCAATGCCTGACTTACAATCTGTTCACCGAGAATGTTTGTAAGGATTTTATATTCAGAGGTTTCTTTTAAAGAATCAAGTTTAACGCCCTCTCTGCCAAAGCTGTATGCGGCTGAATATGCTCTGTTATATTTATAGAGCATTTCGTCATCAGTCATTTTCTGTGCCTGCGGACTTTCTCTCCATTCTTCAAAGTTTGAAATATAGTTCCTTGCGCCGTATGTATCAAATTCGTTTGCGCTGTGAACAATCGTATCAAGCTGACTGTCAGAGAATGTTATGCTGTCCGCATTAACCTGTTTACCGTCATTTGTGTTGAATACAAGTGTATTTTCTTCATCACTGCGATTGATTTTTGCCGAGCTTTCAAGGCTCTTGAGCGCAACCTTGACAACCTTACCTGTTGAAGTATCTGTTGCGATAATGCCGTTTGGGTGCTTCTTGCCAAAAGCATAAGCTCCGTACATTTTGCCGATATCCTCTGTATCGGCTTTTTTTGTTGCGTTGATTGCAGTGCTTGCCTGTGCCTGTTCTACATTCTGCTGTCCGTTCTGAGCCGTGTTCTGTTCATTCTGAGCATTAACGGGCTGATTACTCTGCTCTTGTGTATTCTGCTTTTTAACCTGCGCAATTTTGTTTACAAGTTCGGGATTTTTGCCAACCTCTCTGTTGATAAGATACATAAGGTTGCCGACATCTCCGGCACTGATTTTTCCCTCGCCCTTGGTTTCAACGAGTTTCTGCATTTTTTGAGCATAGTTGTATGCTCTATCGTTTTTGTCGGTTGCAAGACCTTGCCTGATGAGCAAATCAAGGTCAAAGTTTTCATCGGCCATAACAGCTTTACCGATTTGAATGTTGCTCTCTTTATTTTGTGCCATATCAATTTTGGCACCTGCAAGATTAATTCCCGCTGTCGCAAAGTTAAGCACACCGCCCGATATTGCTCCGCCGGCAAAATCAAGTCCGACATTTTTCCAAAAGTCCCAGCTTGCGGCATTCTCCGCCTCAGCCTCACTCATTCCCTGTTCCATATAATTTTTCTTAGCAATGTTGTATGAAGATAGGTCCTTGTTTATTGCGTCATCTGTCAATCTGTTTGCCAGGTCGGTAAAGGCCTCTTCCGAGCCTTCCGTAAATGCACCTTTAAGCACATTGCCGACAGCCGCACGAAATGTGCTTTTTCCGCTTGCCTTAAATGCTGAAAGCTGTTCCAAAGATACCTTTTCAAAAAGGGTTTCTGCAATGCCTGCCGCAATACCTGTCTTGACTGCGTTGTCAATTGTACCGCCATTGTTGATTACATCATTCGCTGCACCGACTCCGGCACTTGTGCCCATAATGCCGAGCGACAAAGCCTGTCCGCCCGGAACGGCATTGAGCGGTAACAAAGAGGCAAAGTCGGCCATACTCATTCCTGTGTTGTAAAGGAATGAACCGAAATCATTGTTAATGTTTTCAGATACCTTTGCACGCATAGCGTCAGATATAGCGGTATTGGTTGCTTCGGGGTTAATGTAGCCGTCACCGCCGTTATATTTTTTATCAATGTCGGTTGAGATATATTTTATCGCATCGGGAACAGCACCACCGAGTCTTGCACCTACGCTTGCAATCGAACCGAGTATAGGATGTTCATCAGCATACTCTGTACTTATTCTTGTAGTTTCCGCTGCTTTTTCTGCATCTCTTTCTCTTTCATACCATTTATATAATGATTCGGTGTCATAACCTTTCTTTTTCAGATTCTTAAAATTCTTTTCAATCTGTGTACGCTCTTTGTCGGACAACTTGTTAATGTAATTATAATCATCAAGGGTCACCTGATTTTTTATGCTGTCAGTATCGTGTCCTGTACTTGCAAGCATATGCTTGGTATCATCATAATGTTGTAAAGCATAGTACTTCTGCATTACAGTTTTGAGTATAACATTCTTATCAACTATATCGTCATACTCTCTTTTTTTCTGTTCGGAAAGTTTAGCTCTATTGATGTATGTATCAATTTTATCCTGTTCATCTTCAATATTCCTGCGTCTTGCTTCTTTGTTTTCATCTGTACCTGTTGTTCCTCTGTCATACAGATTTTCGTATTCTTTGCTCAGTTCCCGGTTGTATTTTTCAAGTTCTTCGCTTGTGGCATTGTCATACATATGCTTATTAAGCCAGTTAAGTTCACTTGTTGTTGCGTGCAATCTCGCATTAAGCCTCTGCTCAAGCGTTGAGTTTTTATATTTGTTTTCAAAACTTTCCGTAAGTTTGTTTGCTTTGTTGCCAATATCGGCAAGAACAGCTTTCTGCGAATCACTTAAATCATACTCGCCGTTTCTCTGCTTTTCTGCAATCTGTTTGTCAAGCTCATCAATTTTTGAATTGTACTCTGAATAAACTTTATACCTATCCTTTTTTCTTGTATCAATACCTGTAGAGGTTACAAGTCCGTTATCAAGTGCATACTTGTTGCGTTCATCAACTAATGCTTTTCTTTCTTCGGTCATACCTTTTAAAGATTGACTGCGAGCATATTCCTTAGCGTTATGTCGGTTTATTTCCGTCTGCTTATTAACCCTGTCGGCAAGCTCGTCATATTCTTTCTGCATTTTCTCGGCTGTTTTGGTGTCACCTGTCGCAACCGCCGCATTATACATGTGTGTAAGTCCTTTAACTCTATCATTCAAAGACTTGTTCGGGTTTTTAATTGCTGCTCTAAAATCCTCTGCGGAGCTGTTTGCCTTATTCAAATTTCCGTTTAAAAAGGATTTTATATCCGAGCTCGTACTTGAAGAAGTATTGTTGCTGTTTTTTACAGAAGTATCATTTGTCGCTGTTTTATTATTCGATGATGCAGAACTTGTGCCGTTTGCCAATTCGTGTTGATGCTGAAATACTTCCTGCTGAATCCATTCGTTATAGGAAGCCACCTGCGTTTTTCCGTTTTTATCGGTTATATACCTCGGTGCTGATGTATGCTGAATATAATTATCCGAACGGTCAATACCGTTGTGATAAAAGTTTCCGCTGATCTTTCCGGCTTTAAAATCTCTTAAATCGTCGCCTGCGGTTCTTTTTCTTTGCTGTGCCATATATACAGTCCTCACTTTTTCTTCTTATTTATCGGTAGTTCGTTCCACTCTTTTTCCGATAAATATTTTGTTTTTCCGTTTTCGTCCGTAGTAACTCTTGAAGTTGACGTTTGAAAATAATCAGTGTTTTTACCGATACTCATTGAGTTCGGACCGCCGTAGTGGTCATCATTAAGCGTTCCACCGTTTTTGCTCATCCTGTCAAGCGTGCTTGTCAGGTCAGCCGTGCTGACATTGAGCTTATCGGCAATATAGTCCATTTCGTCAAGCGTGATGTAGCCGTTATAATAGCCCTGTGCAAGCTGACCAACTTTGTAATTATACTTAGCGTTTTTAAGGTCATAGGCGTCCACAAACTTATCATATGCCGCCTTAAATCGACGCTTATCTTCCTTATCCTGTGCTTTCTTAGTTGCTTTTTCTGCCGCTTTCTGAGCCTTAGTGTAGGCTGTATAAACCGCCTTATTTCTTTCATACTCAATCTTCTGAGCGTTTTCTCTTTCAGCCTGTGCATTTTGTGCAAACTGATTGGCACTTACCGTGTCATACAAATAGCGTTGACTGTCTGCTGCTCTTGCTGATGAGAGATTATTTACTGCTCCGTTAAGTTTTGCTGAGTAAACATCATTATTAGCGCTGTCAAGGTTGACATCTGCCTGTCTGTCGGTTGAGTACCTGCTTGCAAGAAGATTAAGATAGTTCTTGTAGTCTCCTACCGTGTCACGATTACGGCTGTAATCTGTACCCTCAAGCGTGTTATAGAGGTTAAGCACATTTGCGTTTTTCTCCTGCTTTGACTGATAATCCTGTTGTGCAAGTCCTCTAAATGTACTTTCTGCATCGCTTATATTGCCCATACGGTCATTGTAGACCTCGTCTGCGACTGTATCAGCATAGGTAGGATTGTAACCGCCTGAAAGCTGTTTAGCTGTGTTACGGCTCGTATCTCGTGCCATAGCGGCATTTTGCGCAAATTCCTTTCTGTACTGCTGATATGCTTTATCCTGCATCGGATCGTATTCAAATCCTCTGCCTGTCAGATAGTTACTTATGGCGTCATCTAACTTTCCGCTGTAAGTGCTTTTATAGTTGTCAGCCTGTCCTGTAGCTGTTGATTCTGCACCCGCAAGAGCGGCGGCACTCTGCTTAGTGTCACCGCTCACTGTCTGACTCGGTACTTCATTCATCAGGTCATTATAAATTTTTTCTTCGCTGTTCACGCTCAATGTTCTCACCTCACTTTATTTTTACCTGACTGTTCAGATAATTGTAATAAGCGTCCGACTGTCTGCGCTGACTGTCAATGCTTGACCTTGTGTCGGCACTCAATGTGTTGTGTTCGTACTGTGCCTCGGCAAGACTTCTGATATCTGAAAGATTACTCTGTGCCGCTGACATTTGCGTCTGCCAGTGAGCCAGTTCATTCTGAAAATTGCTCATATCAAGTCCTTTGGATGTGCCGTACTTATTTTCATAGAAATTCATAAAGTCGTAATCATCCGTTACGCTGTCTCTGTATCTCTGATACTGCGTGTTATCAAGATTCTGCAATACACCGATTCTGTTCAGCGTATCTTCCTGCTGTTGCTGATAACTCTTGTAGGCTTCATTTTTAAGTGTTGGAACCTTATTTGCAAGCTCGTCCATATACTCACCGAATGCCTTTTGACCTGCAGCCTGTGAATAAGTGTTGCTGTAACCGCCTGTGTTGCCGGCATAACTTCCCTGCACATTCTCCTGTGTAACCTTGCCCTCACGGGTATATTTTTCTTTCGCCTTTTGATATTCAGTAGAATTTTCGGGTGTCCAGTCAAATTTATTTTTTTGGTACTGATTAGCAAGCTCGTCAATTGTACCCTTGTACTTGCTCGTATATCCCTTATTGATTTTGTCGGTGTATGAGTTTGCGTAATTATCAGCCTGCTGACGAGCCTGTCTTGTGTCGTAGCTGTCAGCATATGTCGGAGCTGATGAGGCAACACGGTTGTAGTTATTAACCGCATTGTCAACATCGCCTGTTCCATAAACCTTGTATGTATAAGCCATTATTTTTCACTTCCTTTTTGTCCGATTGCAGAAAGAAAATCATCTGTTATGTTGTCGCTGTCAATGTTGCTGAGCACGAAAGCCAGCTGTTCGTACATATCGTTTAGATAGTTCCGCATCTCACCTATGTCATTTGTTGAAGGGGGCGGATCAAGTTTAAATGTTGCCACGCTTATCACTTCCTCTGCTGTGCTCCATGTCAATTCCGTATATTTCGACCTGTCCCGTTCCTACAAGTTTAAGCCGTAAATATTCCGCTCTGCGTAAAGCTACGGCGAATACTCTCGGCTTTTTCTCGCTGTAAAGCATTTCCGATACTTTCTTCCATTCGCCGTTATCCTTATACTGTACAAACAAGCTGACTTTTGCTCCCTTTTCAGCCTTAATGCCGATTCGGATTTTTCCGATATTCTTCACATTAAATTCGCTGTCGTAAAGGTCACCTGTTTCAGCAGACCATTCAAAGTAATCTTCCTGTTGATACTTATATTTCGTGTTGTCAACAAGAAGATTGTCCGCTTTATCAGGACACATAATGTTTTCTTTGGTATCATCAAGCCAATACAGCACCCCGTTGTATGTGGTGCAGTCAATCATCTTTGTGTCATCTTCCTTATGCCACAAGCCTTTGTCGGTGTCGTAAACAAAAAGTTCCTGTTCTCCGTCATCTCTTTCTGCGGAGATATAATACTTATTTCCGTGCCGACCGCCGACTGCGTTCTTATAAGTATGCCCCCATAAAGATTCTTCGCTGATGAGAGCCGGCAGGCTACCGCTCTGATAAGCATATACACCGTTATGGCCCAAATAAAACAAGGTTGAGTTAATGTTTATTAGGCTCTTTTCGCTTCCAATTTCAACACCGGGAACATTGTATTCTGCAAGGGTAAAGTTACTCGGCTTTGTTCCGTAAATTTTCAGAGCGTAGTTTTCTTTGAAGAAAATAACGTTGTCGCCCCGTGTTGCAATGCCTGTAAACTTTCCTTCTTTACCGCAGGTCATCGCCCAGCTGTCTGTACTGATTCCGTCACTGTATGCTTGCCAGTTGCGCTCATCACCTTGTTTACAACAATAAATTTCGTTGTTTTCCGAAGAGCAACACCACAAGCGGTTTTGCATTTCCACGATTTTTCCCTCGTCAAAATCGGGAGAGATTCTTTCAACTGTGACCGTACCTGTGTACGGCACGCTTGATTCCAATTCGCACTTGATTACAAGCTCATTTTTTGAAACGTAATAAACCTTGAAAGTTTTCCCGTTAAGGTTTTCTATATAGCTCTTATCGGCGTAGCTTTCGGCATCTGTGCTGACAAGAGAGTTAGTTAATCCGCTGATCTTAACAAAATCTCCAGCTTCAATATGCAATCCAATGTTTTTGGCTCTTATTGTCGTATAGCTAAACTTCTGAGACAACTTTTTGAATTTCAAAAGCCTATTCTTTTTATATGTGCTGTCCTTCTTTTCAATTCCGATAACAGAATAAAAGTTGTTATAACTTTCAATTACCATGCCTATCCTAATATCATTTAAGCTGAATATATCAACCATGTCTTTATTACTTGTCAACTGATATTTGGTGTCAGTTAAATCGTTGCTGGTATATAAAGTTACGCTCGGTCGATAATTCTTGTTCGCACTTGCGTCATAATGTGACCGTGTAATTGAACAAAACAAATATGCATAATCATATGTCAAGGCATCAAGTTGCAGATTGCTCTTTGTTTCGATTTGTGTGCTCAAATCTTTGTTTTGGCAATCAATCATAGTCACCCTTTGGTCGCTCATATTAACTGATAATTTCTCGGGGAATACAACTACTTTATTGCCGTATAAAACAATATGGTGCTGCTTGACCGCATCAATCTCATCAATCTTTGTAACCTCTGCCCCGATATGCAGATTTTTGTCTGAGTCAATATAAATCAAACCTGAGTTAGCCGACAACAGATTTGAAATGATTTTGATTTTGTCATCGGAAGTAATTCGGGAACGGTTTGCTCTCGGTGCAAGCTGTGGGTATTTATCAGAAGTCATATTTTTAAAATCCTTGAACTCTGTGTAAATGCTGCTTGACGAGCTCGAAATCCTTGAAAAGCCTGTGTTTGGACTTCTGTTTAATCCTCTGAATACACTGATACTTGTTGTATCTCTCCTCGGTATATTTAATTCGGGTAGCATATTGTCACCTCTTAACCAATATGAAAGTTATATCGTTTCTTTTGCGGGTGTGTTCTGAACCAAAACGCTCCAAAATCCTGCCTCAGCTGATTATATACGCTCATATCAACGGAATATCTTTCAGCCTCTTCGTAGTCCCTGTCAATCTGTGCCGCACAATAGGCCTCGTATATACGGTCATACGGAGCCGGCACAAGCAGTTCAAACCCTCTGTCTGTATCAAGCTGATAGTTACCGTATGTGCCTACAATCTCGTTATCACCTTCGCGATTACTTATTACATTGCTGATGATTTCCATTTCGGCCTCGTTAATGTAGCTTATAATGTCCTCATCGGACACATCATATCCGCTTTTAAATTTTCGCACTCTTTCAATTACCTTATCAAGTGTCATATAATCACCTCTCTAATATCTGTGTACGCAAAAAGGCGGAAGCTACCGCCCCCGCCCTTCTGCGAATTTTCTGTAAGGAGTACAATTTATTCCTTGATATCAAATTAGATTCTGCCCTCGGCAATAGCCTGCTGGGCAATCTCGGCAGCCTTATCCTGCACGCCCTGCGCGAATTCAGCCTGCTTAATTGAGTTGTCAATAATCTCCGCAACCTTGCGTGGAATGTTCGTTTTAACACCTCTCGGAACAGTGTACTGCACACCGTTGATATTGACCTCAATATTCTTGTTTGACTTCATCGAACCTGTAGGAGCGATGTACTCAACAAGTTCTTCACTTTCCTTGTTTGCCTTTTCAATCAGCTTTGCAAGTTCCTTGTCCTGCTTGATTTTTTCCGCCTTGCGGTCGATTGGCATACTCTTCTTGATTTCCTGCAACTCGTCATACATTCCAAGGAGCTTATCAAGCTGAGATTTTTCGATTGTTACAGTTGTTGCAGTATCGGCAGTAGTTTCCGCTGCCGATACTTCTGTATTCTCTGCCGTCTCTGCGGCTTTCTTTGTTGTTGCCATAGGTTATATACCTCCCGATTATGCTACAGCCGGAGAAGCTGTCTGTGCTACTGTGTTGAGAGATGAGGCTGATTCGATACGAACCATTCTTGTCTGACCGATAATGCCTACACCGTGAGTTGTTTTCCAGCCCTGTGTTGCTCTCTGGTCGAGTGGGTCAGATGTACCGCCTGAGCCAAAGCCCTTAACGATTGTCTGAGTGCCTTCGCCCTCAATCTCAACAGTAACATAAGCATCTTTACCGAACACAAGCGTTGAATACACATCAATCTTGCTTGCGCCCGCACCCTTGAACACTTTCGCAAAGTTCGACTGTACAAACTTAACATTACCGATTGTACCGATTTCACCCTTGAAGATTTTATCAGCGTGAGCATACTTAACTACGCTGATGAAATCCTTGTTGCTGATAATGTCGTACTTAACATTCGGGTGTACAACAGCGACATAGTTCTCGCCGATAGGCTCAGCGTTCTGACATTCGAGATAGTTCAGCGCTCTGAAAATGGTGTCAACAGTGAGCTTACTGTTTGTCGTAATTGCCGCACGGCTTGCAACCTCTGTAACCGCACCGTCAGAACCTACAGCCGGTGCATAGATTACGCTTGTTCCGGCATTAAGAGCCTCACGGTCAATCTCTTCAATTGAGCGTCCTGCCTGTGAAGCAAGCTCCTCACTGTCCTTGGTCATAACATCATCACGACTGCAAAAACTTGCCCAGTCTGTGATAGGTGTATATGCGCCGTACTGGTTCACGGCAATCTCGACATAGTAAAAACTCATCTTGTTACCGACAGGAGTAATACCTTCCTGCAACGGTGTTGTAACGGTCGGGTATGGTGAAATACCTCTCTTGTTGTAGATGTTGCCCGACTGCTTCGGAATTGTGTCATGCTCACCAAACTGACCGTGAACGCATTTCGCTGTCAGGTTTTTGAGGAATACTTTGTGATAGAATGTAGCCTTTTCGGGAGTCCAATCATTTCCCGAGGTTGATGTTGTGTTGCCGTAAGCATTGTAAACATAACCGTTTGACTTGTTTACACCGCCTGCGTCAACCGTGTTGCCGTGGATATTGATAATAAGCTTAATAATCTTGCTTTTCATATGTACCTTCCTTTTTTCGGCAAGGCATTAGAGGTGTGCCTCGCCTCGTCTCACTTTCTCGTAAAAGGCATCAAATTCAGCGTCAGACATATCTTCCACGCTTTTTCTCTGCGTGGTTGTACCGCTTTTCTTGACCGCATTTTCGGTTGGTCTCCTTGCGCCACTCTGAATTGACTGTGCCGCCGCACTGATTGCGGCAGAGCTTGAACGCTTTACAAGGTCTTTCTGCAATTCATCAAAATGCGCCATTTTATAAGCAGTCGTCAAATCGTAAATTTCATCATTACGACCTGTCTTTTCGTTCTGTTCATTCCTCTGTTGAGCAATAAAGTCAAGAGCTGTGCGAAATGCGGGATTCTGAAATTCCTCTTCAAGGTTGAAGTTTGGAAATTCTTTCATCGTTTCCGCTGCAATTGACCTTAAATGCGTGTCAAGCTCTCTTGCGGCTTTTTCTCTTCGGAGGGTTTCAAGTTCTTCTTCCTGTGCATTTGTTTTCTGCTGATTGAAAAAGTCGTTGCGTGCCTCTTCTGTTGTCACTCCGGCGGCAAGAGCCTTTTCCGCAAACAAATCCTTATCCTCTGTTACGGCTTTGAGGAGACCGTCAAGGTCATCGGGCTGTACATTGTACTTGTTTGCGATAAGGGCAAAAATCTGATTGCCGGTATTTTCTTTTTTTTGCATATCTGAAATCTGCTTGTTTTTGGTTGACATTCTGTCCTTAAACAAAGACTGCGCTCTGTTCTGATACACATTTTTGAATTTACCTTTAATCAGCTTTTCAAACTCTTCTTCTAAGTTTTCTTCGTCGTCTGTGTCTGTGCTGTTGTTTTCGCCTTCTGCGTTATTATTCTGATTCTGATTGCCGTTGCCGAAAGCCTTATTGTAATCGTCGATAAGGTCGTCACCTATGCCGATTCTCTCTGCTCTCTCTCTCGTTTCACGGCTTATGTTGTTGTTTTCGGTGCTTGTGGCTTCACCGTGCTCACCGTTTCCGTCTCCGCCGTCAGCTGCGCCTGCTGAGTCGCCGTCATGCAGATTTACGATAAGACTTAAAAATTTGTCGTTCATAAGAACCTCATTTCTCGCGTCTATCCGCGGTGTCTCTCTCGTCTTTCCGAGGTGTCAGGTCTTAATGCAGTCCCACTACTGCGACCTTATATTTTAATTATATCAACCTTAATTTTTCAAAAAAAGTTAAAAGTCTTGTTGATTTTAAACTTTATTTCGGGTTGCCGTCATCATATTTAAGCTTTATTTCATCCGGATAATTCTCGGCATAAAGTTCAAATCCCGTCCATAGTGCTTTAATGCCGTGTCGGACTTCGGCATCTGAGCTGACAATATAAAACTCTGATTCTGTGTGACCTTGCTCATACTTTTCGTTGACTATCGTCACATTGTTTTCGTCCTGCATTTCACGCACGTATTGCAAAAATGTAGAACATAACGCACTCACGGCAACACACACATCATGTGAGCCGTGTCCTTTGCTTTCAAAATATATCTGACTTCCGCAGTCAATCAATGTTATTTCAATCACATTGCCGCCTCGCTTTCTGTCTGTGGCGGTGTCTGCTGTGCGGTCTGTGCGTTTTCACTCGGCATAGTATTCTGCACATCTGCCGCTGTTCTGCTTGCGTTCATTGCTTCCAACATCTGTACCTTGTTTGAAAGCTCCTGCACCGCCTGTGACAAGGTCTGATTCTGCTTGATTTTCTCAATCAGTTTTTCTTTGCCCTCAAATGTCATTCCGTCAAGCATTACAAGCGTGGCATCAGCCGCCTGCGGATTGAATGCACCCATCTGGAACAGATTCATCATCATTTCATTTTGTGCGGCAGTTGCAAACGGGCTTGCCTTTTGCGCCTTCACGTCAATATCGAAAATCGGCAGTCGTTCAAGTATGTTGCCGTCCTCATCGGTATAATTTATAACCTGTCCGTCTGTGTCTGTATAGGTCAACGGCTGTTTTCTGAGGTCTGTATTGTCAAACTCCTCATATGTAGTCTGATTGTTTTCGCCTGTAATTCTAAAAATTCTTGGAAGATTATAGAACTGCCTCATCAGTTCAATTTCCAACTGTGCAAGCTCCGTCATTGCTTCCTGTGCCAGCTTGTTGGAGTCACGGCTTACCTTTCCGCCTGCTTCCTGCAATGCCGCAATTGCCGAACCGCTTGTAACACCTGCCGCACTTGCCCCATTACTTGCGTCATTCGTAGCAGAGGTTTCTTTGATTTCATTCGACAATCTGTCGTACAAGCTCCATGCACCCGAGGCAAGCTCTTTTGATTCAACCGGTGCAATGTTACCCTGCAACTGTCCGTTGACCTCAATTACCGTTTTGTCAAGGTCGGTCATATCATCATTGTTCACTCCGACAGCTGTATTTGAGTAAATTCTCGGCTGTGAATTGACTTTGATATTCACAAGCATATCGTGTTTAAGTTCATCAAGCTGATTTTGCGGTGCTCTGACTACATCCATAAATCCGAAGCCCACGGGAGTATCACGCAGTCTGAACATCGGTTCAAGCACAAACGGATATTTTCCGTGATTGTAAATCGGCTTGCCCTCATTTTCAGATGAGTAGAGAATGTGTTCACCTACAAATTTACATAAATGCAGTTCGCCGTTTTTCTTGTAGTACCAGTCAAGCAGTATAACTTTATCATTTGACTTGTTGCTGTTGTCATAGGTTTCATGCTCAACCAAACCGAGTGAGGCAGTCGAAACGCTTTCAAGCTCGGGATATACCTTTCTGATTCCTTCTTCATCGTAATATCGGGCAAAGAATACATTCGCACTGTCCTGTATGTTTTCAATATGCGGCTCCCAAAAAAGATTGAGAATATCAACTCGGCTGATAGCAATATCACCCAGTCCGTTTTCTGCGGTCTTGTCCCACAATACTGCGTAACAACCGCAACCGCCGACAAACTTGTCAAGCTGTTCATCAGAGTAGGTCCTTATAAATCCGTTGCGTTTGTGTATGCACGGTATTACGCTGTTGAGTGTTTTAGCCGCCTGTTCATCGTCCTGTGCTCTCGGCAGACAAATGATTTCGGGGTAGTTATCCATTGCATCAGCGTGCTTGTTCATTATGACATTAAGTGCCTGAGCGCCTTTGCGTTTCGGTATAAGCACCTTTCGCGGTCTGCCTTTATCGTCCGTTTTAATCTGCGGTGCAGTCGCCTCTGTGTAAAGCAAGTTATATTCTCTGAAAGCCTGCTTAAATCTTTCATCATACTGTTTTTTGCTGTTCTGATACTTCCTGAAAGTCTGCATAGCCTCGTGGATTTCGTCAAGTCCTATCGGCTTGCCGCTGCTCTCGTTCTCTTTTTCTGCCTGTTCGGCTGATTTCGGCTCTTCTTCGGTTTTATTGCCTTTGCCGTAAACATTGCTCAGTTTTGATTTTTCCGAGGTCAGAGCTGGATATGTGCTTTTAACAGGCATAATCATTCCGTTTTCGTCTCGTTTTACTTCGCTCATTTTGGTAATCTCCTATCTGTTGTAATATCGTGTCTGACTTATGTTCAATGGATCAAATGCCCTTGCATTTCTCAGTACAACTTCTTTTGGTGTAATTATCGAGGTCATAAAGCCGTATCGCTGTTCGTCATAAATATGATCTTCGCCCTCAGTGTCAATATCTTCGGTGTCTATCTGCGAATACACAAGGTTCGGAATTGTTCTGATGAAGTTAGTGCAGGTATTAAAACACTGAAACATCGGATAGCCTTCCTCATCAAAGGCAAGCCGTGAATGAAACTGCATTTTTCCGGCAATTCTCGCATTATCGCCCTTGTTCCAAAACACACCCAACTGTGCATGCGTTGCGGCTTGACTTTTTCCGCTGCCCTGCTCCGCAAATATAGCCGGATCAGCAACACCATAAACCTGTCTGCCCTTAATCTGAGGGTCATTATTTTCAATTGCAAGGATTTCCTGTGCAACTTTTTCGATTGGCCAGCGTACACCCGTGTTTGGCTGATTCTTCTTACAGCCGTATAGTTCTCTTATGCGGTAAAATCTGCCGTCTTGGTCAACGGCAGTCCAACCGACTGAAAACGGTCTTGTATATCCCCAGTCATACGAGCGTATTATTCTCCAACTTTGCGGAATTTTGAACGGCTCAATAACATGAGTCCACCGTCTGTCCTTGTAATGCTCTCTATTGTCAATCCACTCAGTAAACACCTGTCCCTCAAAACTATCCCACGAGCCGTAGAGCAAGGCGTTCCGCTCCGCCTCGGGTAACTGTGCAAGTCGCTTGACATAATCGGGGTCATTGTTCATTAAGGCATTGTTGTCAAAAACGCTCGCCGTGATAAAGACTTTACTGCTCCAGTAATTTTTGGTCGTGCCGTCAGGCATAATTACTTTGTCACTAAGCCATATTGTTTCGCCCGGTGTGCCGGCAGTCACAAAATACTGTTTAACCCAGCCGTGGCCAACACCGCCGGGGTTAGCGGTTGACCGCATATACACCTTCGTAGCCTTGCAGTTACCACGATTTCGGGATTTTAAGTAACTGTACTCGTCAAATGTAAACTGCGTTAATTCGTCAAAGCCGATGAAATCGTACTGCTGTCCTTGGTATTTATATTTTTCATTCGTGCGGAATAAAGAGCCGAGCTTAATTTGTGCGTCACTTGAAAAGGTCCACACTCTTGTTGTTGCGTTGTACCTTGCTCCCCTGTCTATTGATGGATAAATCGCCCTTGTTTGGTCAATAATTCGTGCGAGGTCAGGAACAGCTCTTCGCAATATTAGTCCTCTGTATTCGGGGATATTCACCTGTCGAGCCGCCTCAACTACAAGATAGTCAGTCTTACCGCCACCGGCAGCACCGCCGTATAGCATCTCATCTTCGCCACGGCTCAACGCAATTCTCTGCTTTGGCTGAGGAGTCCATATGACTTTCTTACTCAACGCTTTCACCGTCCTGCTCGTCATTTTCGGGCGGTCGCATTACTTCCTGCATCGGGATTTCGATAATGCCGAGAGCGTTCTCTTCGTCCTGTTCCGTTGTATAATCTGCAAGAATATCACGAACATTGAGCAGACTCTTTGAAATTTCCGCTGCACGCTTTGTGTTTACAAGCGTCTTGCGTTTAGCATAATCGTAGCTGTATTCTTCTTCCGCTGTTGCGGTTTTCTCATCTTCGTTCTTTTCGGCTTTAACCGTTACTTTCTTCTTGACGAGCTCCTCGTCCTTGTCAAGCTCATTAACGGCTCTGTTCAGCTTTGTTATGAGCTTAGAGGCAACAGACACAACCCTGTCAATCTCTCTGACGGTTTTCTTCACTTTCTCAGTGTTGATTTTCTCGGCTATTTTGTTTGCCGTTTCACTCTGATTCTGCCGTCTCAGCTCCTGCCAGCGTTCTTTTCCCGACCTTTTTCGTATGGCATACACGCTCACTCCGTGCTTTTCGGCAAGTTTTGAAGCGGACATTGTGCCGCTGATATATTCAGCTTTAATTTGCACCCAGTCAATTGCTTTTTGCTCATTTACTCCGTTTTCGGGTTTCGACACTCCGTTTTTCGGCTCATTCGCTCCGCTTCCCTGTCCTGTCACTTTAACTTTTCCGCTCATCAGCTCACCGCCTTTTTGTACATGTTTCGTGTTTTAATTTTAGCTTTTTTCTTTCGTGCAAAAAAGTTAAAACCTTAACACCAAATTTGTACACTTTTTTCCGAGGGTAATATTGGTATGAAAAACACGGTTTCACCGAAAGGCAAAACCGTGACGAAAGTGAAATTTTTGAATTGATTTAAAATTTTCGCATATTATGTTTTTAAAAGATTGATATTTTACAAATCTTTGCTGATCGTCTGAGCAAGCGGACAGCCTCGCCAACAATAGCTACCGCAAAAATCGTTGAAGTGATTTTCTTTGTCCTGCGGTGAATCAAAAAACAGCGTTGTACTCTTGCTCTTGTACACCGCCCCGAAACAGCAGATCTTACTTTGACTGTCATACGAGTAAAATGGACATTTAGCTTTGTTTTCTTTCAATTTTACCTCTCCTTTGATTTATTATCTATTCCGCTGCATACTTCATTTTTGTGCAACCCCAAAAGGCCGTACATCGCACGGCCTGAATTTACCATTATTTACCATTTCCGCCTCTGCGTAATCGGCAAAAAACAAAAATACCATTTTGCACCACCAATATCCGAGTAGTTCATTGAGTAATCGTCCTCAATGAGATAATGACCTTCGGGCGCTTCAATCATTTCTCCACGCTCTAAGGCTCTTATCTCTCTTCTTTTTGCCTTTCTTGTGACTGATTCGGGCTTTGTAAGATTTCGACTTGTCATCATCCTCTTTTGGGCAGCATCAACCTCTTCTTTACCGGTCAAATCTTTGGTTATGTACTCAGCTAACTTTTTGAAATTCTCGTTCTTATATAGCGGAGTAAAGTTCTGACCGTTTTCATATGGCCATTGTTCAGACAGCAGTTCCCTGTCCTCTTTGCTGACTATGATGTGGATATGCCAGTTCTTACCAGACTTACCGCACTCAATAAACGCTATGTACTTCAATCTGCCTTTGCCCTGCTTTTTCAGACGGTAATTGATTCGGTCAAGCCATTTACCTACCTCTTTGCGGAACTCTTCTTCTGTTTCATATGTTCCGTACGGAGCAGAAAATCTACAAAAGAAATCACCGCTCCCAAAGTTTGCATTTATGAGCCTCTGCATATGCTTGACTGCACGGAGCTTGTTTGCTTTTCTCATCTTGGCCGAGCTTAAAGAATTATTTGATTTTCGTCCGCCATAGTTTTTTCCGATTTTTCTGATTGACTGGTAATACTCAACCTCAATCATATCTCCGCTTTTTATTGTTCGTTTATAAGTGTACATAGCATAACCTTTTATTATAGTATATTTTTCCTGTTTTCCATGCTTAAATAATCATTTGAGCAGGATATTAAAGGAGCATTTCAGCTCCTTTAATTATGACTGATTATTATTCTGTCTTAGAATATTAATACTGAAAGATATAACTAAACAGTAGCCCATCTGACCATTGAGCTACTGCTTCTTGCAAACCTTGCCACTGCAATTGTGTGTTCTTATTTTATTGTGTAACAGCTAAAGCCAAAAAAAGAAGTCATTGTTTTTTGATTTTAGTTTTGAATATGAATGAAAACTGTGAATTTTGTTTGATTTCTTGATTTAAAAAATGGATTTTGCGTGTAGCAAGGGTGTTGCCTTGATTATTCTTCTGCCGGATCTGACTCTCTTACCGTGTCAGCCGTCTCATCGGGCTGAGATTCAGCCTTCTTAATAGGCTCATACACCGAGAGCTTACCTGCCATAAGTGCGTTGACCTCAGCCAGCTTTGTGATATTTTCATTCAACACTCTGTTGTACTTCATTTCTTCCTCTCTTGTACACAAAAGATTCCCCATGTTGTCCTCGAGCATCTGATTTTCTGCTCTTAATCTTCTGTTTTCTTCCCTGAGCTTTTTGCAGCCTCTTTCAGCATTGAGTAATTTAAGCTGAAGATAATCAACCTGCATAAGTACTGTCGCAAAACGCTCGTGTGCGGATTCTTTTAAGTTTTCAATCTGAGCGTTTAAAAATTCTTTATCTGCTCTTCTCATATGTAGTCACCTTTCATTTTTTATAAAACAACTGCAAGGATAATCCCTGCTTCTGCTTGCGCAGAACTTGTACCCTCGGCATTCCTTACAAGAGCAGCAGGTCAATGTCTCTTTCGTTTCGGTATTTACTTTTGATTTTTCCCATGCCGACGAGTGCTGTATATTCGCCGTAACTGTATGATGTTCCGTGTTCTTCATTGTATTTCATTAACTCCTCACAAATAAGGTCAATGTTATCCTTCTTCCTCTTTGTCCTCGGCTTCGGGTTCAGATTCGGATTCACAGCCTTCTCCCAATGCAGCTTTCTTGCTGTTGATGGCTGCTCTGATAACTGCCTCGAGCTTTGCTTTTTCTTCTTCGCTAATTTTGATTTCTTGGTCATATCCATATTTTCTTTCGTATTTTCTTCCGTCTGCAAAGCCGTTCGTATAGCTCTTATTGCAACGCTTATTAGTGATGTCCCAGTTTTGATTGATTGTTCGACCTTGCTTTTGATTCTCTTTCAAAAGGCGGTCGTTTTCTTCCTTCTCAACTTTATAAAGGTCACGATAAAAGTTAATGTTTTCCCTCATCCAAATAAGCGTTAAAATAAACGCTACTATAAGGATTAAAAACACAATAAGCATTGTTGTTCCTGCTGACATTATTTTTACACCTCTTTACTTATAAAATCCGTGGCACGATATAGCGTCACGTAATCCCCCTCAAGGTCATCATCGTAATACTGTGCAGTCTCATCGCTCATCGCTTTAATTATCACGGCGTAGTAATCTTCTTCCCATTCTTTCGCCGCTTCAATTATTTCGTCGAGCGTAAACTTGCCTTTAGCTTTTTTAATCTTCAAATGCCAGCGCCCCTCGGCATCATATCCGCTTTCAACTGTTGTCCCTTTTTTCATTATTTTCACTCTCCTTTAAAAATCCGTCTTTTGTAAAAGTGCGTCCACATCTGCCACATTTTACACATACAGCTCCATAACTATCTGAGTTTATACAGTCATCACTTACTTGATAATCAACAAGCAATTTTTTTACATTACTGTTTTTTCTTAATTTTTCAAGTTCTTTTTCTTGACGAGAGAGTTTTTCAAACTCAAAATCTATTATCTTCATATCCGTTTTGCACCGCAGTAGGGGCAGTAATTGTATGTTGATAATACAGCTTCTTTACAATGCGGACACGAGCTGTCAAGGCAAATCACCTTTGTACTGTTGGCATCTCTTGTTACACACATCGTATGATTACCGTCATCTAAGATAATGCGTTTGACTGCTTCGGCTTTTTTTTGAGAGTTAAAATATATCGTATTAAAACTCATATCCTCGAACAGTATATCTAACGCATACTCACCGCATACCTCACGAATTTTTAATTTATTATCCATTTTCTTTTCACCTCATTTCAGCAGTTCGTCTGTCGTAACATTAAATAGATTTGAAATATCTATTATAGTTTTAATATCAGGCTCAAATTTTCCTTGCTCATAGTAAGATATACTTGTTCTGCTCAAGCAGAGCTTTTCGCCTAATTCTTCCTGCGTTAATTTATGTTTTTAGTCCTTAACGCTTTTAATTTCTCAGGAATGCCGTTTACAACCAATCCTCTCCGTCAAAACTTAATTGCCCAGGCAAAACACCATCCTGCATCCACCAGTGATAAACCTCAAGTCCATTAGCGTGTTGTGTAGCTTTGCCTCTTTGCTTTCTCACTTCAAGCATCTTGTCGAATGCTCTTATATACAAATTTCGGTACTTGGGATATCGTGCAAACTCCGCAAATCTTTTCTTACTTGCCATCGGACAGCCAATGCATCCAACACGGTCAAATCCACAACTGTATAATGGATTAAGATTAATGTGTTCTTGGTTGATGTACTCCCAAACATCACTATCCGACCAATCACAAATAGGATTGAAGAGTATCTTTCCTTGTAACTGACAATGCTCAACTATCTGCCTCTTATCGTCGTTGTCATTGTTAAGGACGATTCTATTCGACAGATTAGAAGAATAAGTTTCGATTATTCCCTTCGACCGTCTTTTCGTACTTTCGGCTCTTCGCACTCCTGTGGCAATAGCACGATTCTTACCGCCTGTTTCTTTCAGAATTGCACAACAATATCTTACTAACCGTGTGGGGGGAATACCTTTTTGCACTATCAGTGACCACATAGATGTCGGCTTGCCCTTGTATCTCGGCATATCAATGTTGCATTTTATGCCTTTAGACTCTAACTCCTTGAATTTATTGCGTATGTGGTAAACTGTTTCGGGAGCATCAGCCGTCGTGTGACTATGTTGGGCCTCAAAGTCTATGCCTGATTTAAGGGCTAAATCTAAAATAATGTCGCTGTCTTTGCCACCTGAGTAACAAAGCATAAGCGGTTTATCATAGTAGCGTTTACTTATTTCTGCTCCGTCACGAAGTCGCATTATAGCAACCTTTTCTAAGTCCATTATATTTTTGCTCCTTAAAACCATCTCAGACAGCTGCACCTGTCTGAGATATGTAAACGGTAATATTCAGAAAAGTAGGTATAGGTATAAAATGAGATATATAATCTCACAAGTGCAGTTGTGTGATTAACTTATTAAATTTTCAGCACAAGAACATTTTGCGGACATCAGCAAAATGTTCTTTTAATTGACTTCACCTGTTGTAAAAATCGGATGTGTGCCGTCACGGAGTTGTATCTCCTCGTCACTCATCACATAGCCGAGTTTGACGAGTAGATTATAAAATCTGTTAAGTTCGGGATTGTTTTTTCGGCTGAATTTCTTATCAACATAATTTACACTGATATAGCTGAACGAACTGTAATTCGTCTGACACGAAGCGTATGCCGCCGCCATTAACATTCTGCCGCTGTTATCGCTCCAATGTTCGCTGATGTAGCTGTCTATGCTTTCATCATCTTCAAAATTGTGTCCGATAATTTCTTCAAAATGATAATCTTTGATATGGGCGCATGCCGCCACTTGAGCGGTTATGTACTTTATAAGCTCCTGCTTCTTGTTGCTGTCATTGAAATTCGTATCAAGCATAAAGCCTATTCTGAGAGCCTCACAGCGCTCATCTATTTCTTCCGCCTGCTCAACAAGTTCGTCCCATCTCTGCTCTTCAAGCTTTCGCTTTTCTTCTTCGGCATCGTTCTTTTCCTGCTTTTTCAATTTCTCTGCGTAAATATAAATGTTTGAGCCGTAACCAAAATAAAAATATCTTTTCCTGCCGTCCGCAAAGTCTTTACCGATCAAATCTTTGAGCGCAAAAAATCCCGTATATTCGTAGTTGCTTGGAATTTCGTCATGTTTCTGCGCTTTAATCATTCCATGTTCAAGACAGAGCTTTTCAATTTTTTCTTTTTCTTCATTGGTCTCCTGCTTTTTAACAGCAGAATACAAAAGATTGTCAAAATTATTCGTTCCGATTGATTTAAGCAATTCGTTTCTTACTTCAATATCTTTAATCTGATTCAGCCTGTCATAATCCTGCAATGTAGGCTGTCGGATCTGGCTCTCTTTGAAAGCTTCTTCATCAAGCTCACAGAGTTTTACTCTCCGTCTGATTTTGCTTTCTGAAAAGCCGGTTTTTTCGGCAACCTCTGCGACCGTATCACCGAGGTCGAGCAACAGCTGACAGCCCTTTGCTTCTTCATAAACTGTCAAATCTGACCTCTGCATATTTTCGGTTAACATTGTAGATAACTGCTCCTTTTCAGTCATCTCAACAACCGCACATGGCAGTTCAGTTAATCCCGCCTGCTTGGCCGCTGCTAATCTTCTGTGTCCGATAATTACTGTAAACTCCTTCCAATCGTCATTCATCGGCACCACCGTGAGGTTTTGAAGGATTCCACTTGCCTTAATGCTTTCGGCAAGCTCATCAATATCCCCGAGAACCTTACGAGGGTTGTCGGGGTGCGGATGAAGTTTGTCAATTGCAATTGTAGTCAATGTCGGTTTTCTTTCCATTACTTTTCACGCTCCTTTTTTTCGGCAATAACATGCAACCCTTTGAAACAATCATCACATAGATGTATTTCAATTTTTCTCTTGAGTTCAACAGGAATTTCAATCCCGCTAAAGTAATCAATATCAACACCTACATAGAATTCCTTCATTTTAACTTTGTACGGATCTGAGATAACTTTATTACAACAATCGCACTGATAAACTTTCATTTACTTCCATTCTCCTTACTAAAACAATAGAGCCATAATTGCCCATATGCACAATATGCCTACATCAATGATAAGAATAAATCTCATAAGTATATCAACAGTCGCAAATATGGTTAGCCAATTAGGCCAAATGCAGTATATTTGGCATATCATTCTTTCTTCATCGTCAAGCGATATTAAATACATCACCTTCGCAAGTTTAAAGATGATATGATAAACAAGGCAGACGATACAAATAATTACAATTACATTCATATTGCCGATACTCCGACACACTCAAAGCCCTGTGTCAGATTTTCCGTTTTGAGCCTCTCAATTTCGGCTTTGAGTTCGTTGTTCTCTGCCTTGAGTCGGTCAATAATTCCGAGCTGGATGGCTTCAACATTTTCTGAGTCATCAATTCTTTCATTAAGTCTGTTGATGTCTTGTTCCTGCTTAGCACAATTAGCTTTGTACTCACCCTTGCTCTTCCAATTTCTGAAAATCATTTTTTACTCCTTATAGCTTGCACAAATATAATCCTCTGCTGTTTCTTCAATTTCGATATGCCCTTTATCTGCGAGACTTTCTTCAATCAGTTTCAAATCAAACGGCAAAGGCAAATTGTTCTTTTCACAAAGTTCATTAAAGCCATTGAAAGCTCTAACAATTCTGTCTCTTAAATATCTGACATCGTTATGTGCGTCAATAAGTTCAATTTTTGTTGAAGCTAATCTTACTTGCACATCTTCAAGCTGTCTCTTGCAACGCTTGTATTTCTTTCTTGATACAAAAATCATTTTTCGACACCCTCCTTTACAATTTTTTTGGCTCTCACGCCATAATGTTTGCTCATTGACTCAAGCTCACCTTTTGCGTTACCGTCTTTGACCGGCAACTGCTGTCTTGCCTTTGTAGGATAGTCATCGCCTGTCAATTGTTCCCACATCTCTCTGCGGTTGTCTTTAAGGCAAGTGTTGAGATATGACATAACAACCTGCTCAAACGGCACTTTACTGCCGAACCTGTCAATAAGCTCATCAACAATCTTGCTCATATGCCGTCTTGCGTAATCTTTCGGCTTCTTGTATGCTCTGACCGAGTTCCACAGCTTGATATGTACATTCTCATGTGTCAGTTCATCAATTGCCTTTGCCTGCAACTCGCACAGCTTAACGAGGTCAACCTCATCTTTGCCGTATTCCTTGCAGACTTCCGAAAGCGTTACACTTGCACTCCTCACCGAGTCGATCTGCTGTTCCTGTTGTACCAGCAAATGTTCCGTCTTGAGCTTCAGTTCACGATACTCCTGAAAGAATTTTAATTTATATGCGGCAGTGTATTTTTCACTGAGCAAACCAACCTTGCACATAGAATAGGCATTAGCAAGTTCCAGTACTAATAACCTATCAAATAGCTTCAATGATACAACTTCAAGATGATTGACCTCTCCGTCAATCCACCTTTTCGCCATGTCATTGAGTTCGTCAAGTGCTTTGTCATTCATTCATCACACACCACCCTTACCTTGAAAAGGTTCTGAATAGGTATGCCAAATTTGTTGGCAAGCCTCGACAGCTCTTCCACCGTAAAAGTACCCGGATCTTTAATTCTTTTCCTGTAGGTGCCCTCAGAGCAATGTGCCACAAGAGCCTGTCCTTCACGGTCAATACTTCTGATTTCTGCCTCATACTGTATATTGGCAATCAACTGCCTTTTCATTTGGTCCTCTGGCTTAGCTAATTTTCTCGGCATTCTTCTCACCCTTTCGTTATTTAGTCCTGTAATCTGATATCGACTTTTGCTAGTCGCTTTCATAAACTTCCGAAAAAATTTCACTCAGATGATATGCAGGCATCAGATTTATTCTGTTTGGACAATTCTCTTCTGGATCTGCAACACCTTCTTCAATTTCGAGCAAGACTTTTTCTGCGCCGTCCTTTTTAAGTTCGTTAAGCTGATTGATTAGGTCATCAATCCTTACTGTAATTCGGTTCATTTTCTCTCCTCAAGCACACAGCGAAAATCCTTATCTGCATCAAGGTCAATATTAGCTAAGCTCATATTTGCGGTACACATAATATTAAGAGATTTTTCAGGATTATCCCTATAAAATTTCTGAATCCAATATTTTTCCCGTTCCAGTATATTACAACCAAGAGGAACAATTTCAATGACCTCAAATTGATAATCTGTGATATTCTCTATTGGGAATCTTTCGGTTTTGAGATGTTGCCCCCAGCGAAAAACAGGAGCATACATTGTTTGTCCTATGTAAAATTCACCAGTTGATTTTTTGGATATTTTATATATGTATCCTGATACTTTCTCCGAAAACATATCTTTGGTGATATAAAATTCTTCATCATCGTTAGGTCTTATCTTGTTACGTTCTCTGCTCTCATATACTTGCTTACACTTATGGGAACAAAAGCGTTTTTCAGCATAATCTTCAATTCCGTAAAAATAGTTTCTAACTTCATAATTAGAAAAATGTATCGGTTTTCCATAGTATGTTTCAACGGTCGCACCACAACAGTCGCAAGTAAAAGTTACCTTATTAAAGTATTTTTCGGTTGAATAGCAATGCTCACCAATAATCACGCAGTACAAATCACCAGGACGAAGTTTTCTGGAGTAGCGAAATGAAATACCATTTCCATATTCGTCTTTTATGATTTTTTTGAACTCTTCTCGACTTTCACAAATAAGGCAATCCATAACAAGTTCATTGTTTTGAGATTTACTTATTGATGAGTAAAGGTCAAATTCAAAATCTTTCTCTGCATTTTCCTTGGCTGTTTTTTCATCTGCGACTTCATAAATTCGATAAACAATTTCTACCAATAACTCTCACCCCCTTGCAGTTATTTCCCTGTAATGTGGTATCGGGTTTGACCGTTATGTTATAATCAAACCGAAAGGTGGTTTAATTATGGTAGTTTATCAATTTGACAAACCGACAGAAACAATATTCAGATATGTATGCGAAAATCCTAAAGCAAACCTCATAATGCTTGAATGTCTGCATAATGATTATTACAATCCTAAAAAGTCAAAAGCTAACGATAATCCTAAACTCTATGGTGACTATGCTAAATCCTGTACAGACTATCTCGTTGACTGCGGATTGATTTTTTCAAAAAAAGAAGGTATCTACACATTCTTTTTTCCGTCTGCCAAAGGTATTGCATACGCAAAGTTCAGAAGAAGAAATTGGATTTTACAATATTTGCCTTACTTTATATCTTCTGTGTCCTTTGTTATGTCTGTTATAACTTTTATTCTGTCTGTTCTTGCATTGATTAAATAATCCGATTCAGCCTTCCGTTTTCGGGAGGCTATTCTTTTGGGTCATACTCAAAGACATAAATCATTCTGCCGTTATCTCTTTTGATATTCTCTTCAAAGTCTGCCACAAACTTTTTAAACATTATGATAAAGGCATGTGCTTCTTCGGGACCTTCAAAATTTCCAATCAGTAATCTCATGCGTCCGTTTGTGTATAAGTGTTCAGGATATTTTTTCTCTGCTTTTTCGGTATAGTCAAGCGAACACAAAACATCCCACGTGGCTGTCTTGGCAATGTTGTATATCTTCTTACGCTTACGCTTTTTAAACTTAAACATTCTTCTCACCCCCTTGCAGTTATTTTCCTGTAATGTGGTATCGGTTCTTATGCGGTTTTCTGACAATAAAACAGTTGTGGGTTAATCTCTAAATCAAGTAAAGCACAAAGAGTAATCATTTCATCAGCTAACATATTACTCTTACCTGATAAGATTCTAGATAACCTGTCCTGTGTTATGTTCATCTTCTCAGCAATGTACTTCTGCTTAATTCCTAACTCGTAAATTCGTTCGTTAAAAATGTCGAGAATGTTATGTCTTATCATTTATGTCACCGCCTTTCTTAATTTCTAAGATTGTAACTATAATATACTCTTAACTTTTAAGATTGTCAAGCATTTTTTAAAATAATTTTCTTAGAAATTAAGATTTGTGTCTTGACAATCTCGACATCTGAAAATATAATATATTTGTAATGATAATTCAGATAAGGAGATAAACCAATGTCAAGAGAATATATTGCCTCAGTCTTAAAAAGATTGAGAGCGGAACAAGGTATGACCGCTGATGAAGTCGGTGAAATCATTGGAAAGAGTGGAAAGACCGTGAGCGGTTGGGAAAATGCCAGAAGTCAACCTGATGCCGATTTACTTCTAAAGTTGTGTGAAATCTATAAGGTTGAAAATATCTTAGATACATTTTCCGAAATTAAGAGGAATGTCAAACCAATAGAAAGCAAAGATGATACACAAAAGCTATTGCATAATTACCATTTGCTTAATGATAGTGGAAAAGAAAAATTGCTTGAATATTCAGATGATTTGATTTGTAGCGGTAATTACAATAAAGTTTACAAAATAAAAACCGCCGCCCGAGACGGAAGTTATAAGGAAACAACCGTGACAGACGACGATCTGCAAAAACTTATGGATTTACCTGATGTTGATGATTTAAAATAAATTCTTGAAATTGATTGAAAACTTCCCGTTCAAGCGGAGCAACTAAAAACTTGTTCCGCTTGTAAAGCTCCTTCATTCGTTGCCAGCGGTACTCCGCTGCAGTTGGACTTATATCGCATAGCTGAGATATTTCATCAGCACTTTGGACCTTTAATCCCCACAACACACAAGCCGGTGCAAGTAGCCTGCTTGCGAAAACATTCGCTTCCTGCTCAATTGGGTTGTCAGTTGGAGAAATTTCTCTGTTTATCAGTTCATACTTTCCGACATGACCGAGTAGTATATGCCCGAGCTCGTGAGCTACGGTAAAGCGTTTCCGCTGTCGGTTGCAGTCTGGCCGTACAAGTATGATAGCCTGATTGTTAATGACGGTGCATTTACCGTCATTGCCTTGCTCCAACTTATCATAATACTTAACAGCGATGCCAAGCTTGTGACACAGCTCAACGATATTCACGGGCAGTTCTCGTACATTTCCTTTCAGGAGGATTTTCCACGACATATTTCGGGACTTCTGATACTTTTTGTAATCCATAATTAAATCACCTCGTAAATATTATGGATTGCAAAAACAAATATATAAAGAAAACCGTCTGTTGTTCGTACCAACAGACGGCTTATAAAAAATAGGGATGAGAGATAAATTAAATATCCTCAATGTTATTTTATATCAATTGACATATATTTGTCAATAAAATGAGGATGTTTATGGACAAAGAATTATTTTTACCCTTAGCTTTTTTAGGTGTCGTGCTACTTATTATAGTTATAATTTTAGTGAAGGTATTGGCAACTAAAATTAAAAACACATATATTAGAAGAAAATACAAACTTTCTAATGAACAAATATATGGTCAAGACAAAGCTACTGAAAAATTGATTGCTCTTCAAAATTCAGTTGACGAATTGTATAAAAAAATAGATAAGCGATATGAGCAGTTTTTGCCAAATCTTTATGATGTAAATTCATTAAGTGAGACCAATATTAAACTTTTAAAGATTGAAAAAAGCAATAAATATCTCAGTTCTCGCTTGGACGATAAGACCAATTTAGAGTATGAAAAATTGAAAAGAAAGTATGCTCAGGTTGATGAACTAATAAAATCTATCAATCCATCCGGAAACCGTGCCAGCAAAATACTATCAGACATTATAAGCGATGCTGACTATATTAAACAAATTATACTACTAAAAAATAAAATTTCCTTTTTGGAATCTGCACAATCAAATTTGACAGCAATTCCGTATATGACCAAAATAGTAGCTGATTATGAAACTTACGGACTTGAACATTTAGCTAAAGAACTTGACTGGGGATATAATCAACAACGGATGAAAAAAGTTAAATCCATTCGTGATATTCGTCACGACGCAAAAGCTATGGTTGAAAAAAATAAAGAAGCGTTATACCAATTATCGTACCTACTCAATCTATTTCCCTCGTTACAAGATGTTATTGAAACGGATTATAATGATTTGCCGATTATAGATGTCAATGAATTACCCGATTATGATCCAACTCGTGACTATTTATCTAAAGAAGAATATAACAGTTTATCTACCGTGGAAAGAAATCAATTGGCTTTAGACCGTTATAAAGCATCTCATAAAAAATCAAAATGGCAAATTGGTCGTGATTATGAATTGTATATTGGATATAGATATTCACAGTCAGGATACTCTGTTGATTATTTCGGTTCATATATGGGATTAGAGGATTTAGGTCGTGATTTGATATGTAAAAAAGGTAATAAAGTTTTGATAGTTCAATGTAAATATTGGAGTTCAAAAAAAGAAATACATGAAAAACATATAACTCAACTATATGGTACTATGGCAAGTTATTGCATTGAGCACAATTGTCCTAAAGAAAATGTTAAGGGAGTTTTAATAACAAATATTCAACTATCTCCTATGGCTAAGAAAATGGCAAAATACTTAGGTATAAAATTCAGAGAAAATATTGAAGTTGATGATTACCCATGTATAAAATGTAATATTGGTCGTGATATGTATGGTGAAACAAAAATATATCATTTGCCTTTCGACCAACAATATGATTCTACTAAAATCAGCAAGAAAGGGGAATTCTACGCAATGACGGTGGCTGAAGCAGAAGAAGCAGGATTTAGACGAGCCTTTAAATGGTTTGGTAATTAAAAAATCCCCGTACTGCTGGAACAGTACGAGGAAAATTGAAAGGGCGTCGGCATTTTTACTTGCTGGAACAAGAGCCGATACCACATTACAGGAGATGATATTATGGCAAAAGCCAAAAAACTGAAATCGGGCAACTGGCGTGTTTTAGTTCCAGATTTCAAAGACGAAAAAGGTAAATGGCACTACAAGTCATTTACCGCCAAAACGAAAAAAGAAGCCGAGTATATGGCAATGGAGTTCAGCCACAACAGAAAGAGAAGTTCGGCAAGCTATGACGACCTCACGCTTAAAGAGGCATACGAAAGATACATAGGCATCAAGAAAGGTGTTTCAAGTCCGTCAACAATTAGGGGGTATGAGCAATACCAAAATAAATATTTGCAATTGCTTATGCCGATGAAGCTGAGGAACATCACCGCCGAACTTGTTCAAGCTTCCGTAAGCGAACTTGCAGTTACACATTCTCCTAAGAGTGTTAGAAATATATACGGATTGTTTCACTCCGTAATGAGTGTGTATTATCGTCAATTGGATTTATCCAAAATCAGACTTCCGCAAAAACAAAAAGTTGAAGTTGCCGTGCCGACAACAGAACAAATCAACACATTGCTTGACTTCTGCGATGATTATGTTAGAGTTCCCGTGTTGCTCGCAAGTCACGGATCTTTACGCCGTTCTGAGATATCTGCCCTATCTCCTGACGATTTTACAGACTTCGGTGTTATAATCAACAAGTCACTTGTTCAGGATTCGGGCAAAAACTGGATTTTGAAAAAAACTCCAAAGAGCTTTGCCGGCAACCGTGTTGTCCCACTTGATAGAGAACTGATACAAGAATGTCTTAAATGGAATCACTTCGGTATCAATCCGGGCATCATTGACGACCATTTCAAAAAGTGCCGAAAGAATTCCGAATTACCGTATTTCAAATTTCATTCATTGCGCCATTATTTTGCTTCCGAACTGCACGCTCAAGGAATCCCCGACAAATACATAGCCGAGATAGGCGGTTGGGAAAATGTTGAAACTCTCCAACGAATTTACCAGCACACTCTCAAAGACCACGCAGATGAACTCACAAAGAAAATTTTAAATGTTTTCGCCTACTCAAATTCCAAAAATAAATCCGACCGCAATTCAAAATCAGAAAAGCAAGCGTAATTTATTTCGTGTTGGATTTCGTGTTGGATTTTAAATCAAAAAATCAAGTTTTAACGCAAAAAATCAAGTTTTAACGCAAAAAATGTTTTTCAAAAACCAGCAAATAAGCCGATAAATACTGAATAAGGCTTGTTTGCTGGCTTTTTTGTTTGGCTGAGCCGGCGGGATTCGAACCCACGGGTGACGGAGTCAAAGTCCGTTGCCTTACCGCTTGGCGACGGCTCAGTATATTCTGCTTTTATTGATTATTAAAAAAACAAGCCGCCAAAGAATTTCTTCAGCGGCTGTTGGTGACCCATCGGAGATTCGAACTCCGGACACCTTGATTAAAAGTCAAGTGCTCTGCCAACTGAGCTAATGAGTCAAATGGGGTGGAATGCCGGATTCGAACCGGCGGTCTCCAGTGCCACAAACTGGCGCGTTAACCAACTACGCTAATCCCACCATAAGTGGCGCGCCAAAAGGGACTCGAACCCCTGACCTACTGCTTAGAAGGCAGTTGCTCTATCCAGCTGAGCTATTGGCGCATCAGTTGCTGACCTCAGTCAGCCTTTATATTATACCCATATACGGCATATTTGTCAACACTTTTTTGAATTTTTTTCATATTTAATTTTTAAAAAGTTTTTTTCGGACAAAATCCGCCAAATTACGGCTTTCCGTATTTCTGAGCAAGTGCAAGATTCCTGTAATCGGGTTCAGATGAAACCTCTCTTATAAGCTTTACAAACTTAGGAAGTTGATACCGCTGATCTTCACTAAGCAATTCAATTTCTATTGTTGCCCTGTCATTCCAGAACGGATAAACATCAAGTTCACAGTAGGTGCTGTTGTCAACAATGCAATATCTGTCTTTACTGATGACGCCTGTAACATACTGCCTTTGAGCAAGGTACGAGTCGTATTGTTCTTTTGAGATATAATTTTCAATTTCGATCCGCTTAATATCCGATATTTTGATTTTTACAGTTTTGATATATACAGCCTTGTCACCCTCTCCCCTTTTGCGGATTCTGAAATATCCTTCCTCGGGAGTAGTGAGGTATGCCTGTGTAATAGGAATTCTGCGACAGGTTTTTATGCTGTTCAAAAATTCAATATCAGGATATTCAATCAAAAATTTTCTTTCAATTTCAAGCGGTTTCGGAATTCCGAGAAATGCGACAACCTCCTTGAGAAGTCTTTTCAGCTTAGTATCAAAGTCGGTCGAATTATCAATAATTCTCAGATGCGGTGTGCCTGTCCACACAGCCATAACATCTGTGTCAACTTCTCTTGCTTTTTCAAGACTTTCTTCTCTGCGGAAAATATTGGTTTCTTTTCCGTAATACTCTTCTGCACCGTCTGCGGAAGTCACAAGATGAAATACTGCGTCATAAGAATTTCGTATTACATCTTCATTCAAATTGTGGATACCTGCATACTTTGCAAACTCATCTTCCGTAACATATGCTCTGCTGTCAAGCAATCCTCTGTCAAAAAGCAAAACCGCCTTTTCACAATCCATATTTTTGGCAATTTGCGTTTTTTCATTCTCCTCAGCAAGCTGAATTTCAAACAGTTCTCTGTGAAATTCATAGGAACCTACATTTTCGGGGGTTTTGCCCTCACTAAACAATCTGCTTGCAACCTCACCGATTGTAATTGTAGAAACATTAAGCTTTTTAAGCTCTTCGCTGATATATTTTAATGCGGAAGTCTTGCCGCCGCAAGGGCCTCCCGTCAATACTATTTTTACAACTTCAGCCATAAAATCACCCATGTAACTTATTAAATTAAGTATATATCCCAACAGCAATTTTTTTATTCTGTAGAAGAACATTGTTGTTTGTTTTACCCCTTAAAAGATAATATCGGCAAAATGAAAGTTTCTTATGCAGTAAAATTCATATTATACATTAAAAAGCGTATAAATTATCATAAAAACGGTGAAATATGCTGTAATAACATTGACAAGTTGCGTGTTAAAGTGCTAAAATATGTGTATAACCAATGAGGTTTTTTCTTATATTGAAAGGAAGTATTTATG